CGCCACCGCCAGCAACAATCAAAAGTTCAATTGAAGATGCGACATTTACAAAGGTAGAAATAGTATTCCAAGAACTATTAACAGTTGAATACACCTCAAGAACCCCAAGAGAAGTATTTATGCGGGTCATCCCATTTGCAGGAGTGCCGGGGCGTTGGGCTGTAGTGCCAACTGGGAGAGTTAATGAACCCGTAGAATTAAAGACAACATTCTGATCTGTGCCAATCGTGACCGCAGTCGTGCCGTTTGTTTGAAGCGCAAGAACACCAGACGAATCAGCGACTGTCTTTAAACCAGCACTTCCAGATACTGATCCATTGTCGGCGTTAATCGTTGATGGCATACATACCTCAGAATATTATTGAACCAAAACCCAAGATACCGTGGCTTCATCCCACCTGTACTTGTGTCCGTCTTGAGGGCAAGTTACAGGCGCATACCATAAATGTTCAGTCTGGTTGTACACCCAAGAAGGAAAAGGTTGTGGGGGTATAAACGCATCAGTTTGGCTGTCATAGACATAGCCAACACCGGGAAAGCATTGACGTATTGAGCCATCTTCCGCGCACCGCAACCATGTACCGCCATATTCTCGGTACAGCCAATCACTATCTTTGGTATCTACCAAATACAACACATCAGTAACGATGTTATTTTCTACTTTTGCGTACCAAGCCATTTTATGTCCTTACGCAGTATATGTGCCAGCGGTTGTGAACGTGTGATATGTGTAACCACCAGAAGAAGTTACAGTACCACCAGTACCTCGTTGTGCGCCCAAATAGCTAATAATAAAAACGCCCTGAGTACCATTACCTGTACCAGAACCCCCATTACCATAAGAGCCACGCAAAGCATTACTTGAGTCCCCCGGTGTTGATCCACTACCAGCAGTTAACACCGCACCTGTTACTGTGCCAGAATTAAAATACCCAGAACCACCACCGCCACCAGCGTTACCCGCAGGGCTATCACCATTCCATCCAGCACCACCACCCCAATAGCCACCGCCGCCGCCACCACCGCCGCCGCCATCACCAAAAGTGCTTGGAGTGCCACCTTGCAGTGCCGATCCATCAGTAACGCCCCCTTGAGAATTTCCACCAAGACCGCCTGCGCTTTGTGATCCACCAGTGCCAAAGTTTGAGCCGCTGCCATTAACCCCGGTAGTTCCGCCGCCAGCACCGCCAGCAGCACCAAAACCAGAACCAGAACCTCCCCCGGCAATTAACCATGCGTTAGCTTGCGTAGCAGATGTCAGAAAAATTCCTGAATAACCACCGCCTTGACCGCCACCTCCAACAGACCCAGCAAGACCTCCACCACCGGCAACAGTTGTGCCTCCATCAGAGCCATTGGCTCTATACGCCCCGCCACCACCCACCACTACCGCGTAAGCAGTTGAAATGGTAAGTAAAGCAACACCATACGCCGCGCCGCCACCGCCACCACCGTTGGAAACATATCCACCACCGCCGCCACCCCACCCATTCAAATAAACGGAATACGCATCAGCCGGAGTTACTGTAACAGCCTCCCAGATAGTCCCGTCGTAAACTTCAAGGTTTGTGTTGGTTGTATTCCAGCGAGTCATTCCGGCTGTAGGAGTGCCGGGGCGTTGAGCAGTTGTTCCAACAGGCAAAGTTAAAGCGCCAGTCGAGTCAACGCTAACCCCACTAGCTTGGCCGCTAATGGTGTTTGTTCCGGATCCGCCACTTATTGTTATTGCCATAGCATTACCTTATGCTGGGTTGTAAGTTACTTCAATCCAAGAAGTTGTATCTTCATTCCAAGTGTATTGTTTGTTATCAGTTGGATATGCAACGGGCGCATTCCATTGGCAAGTAGTTTCGTTCAGAACCCATGAAGCAAAAGGCTTTGGTGCAATAAACGCATCACGAGTTGAATCGTATGTGTAACCAATGCCAGCATAGTTCTTACGCATATTGCCGTTGTAGCTGGTCTGCAACCACACACCGCCCAACAAGTCATGGCAAAACTTAGCGCCAATCACTTCTGACTCAACGCCATGCTGATCTTTGCAATCGTCATTGCTTACGACAATAACGCGCAACACTGTGTTGTTTAAGCCAATTTCTGCAAAATGTGCCATGATTTTTCCTTAGATAGTGATAGAGCCAGAAGATGTCCAAACATAAATTCTGAAACCTCCAGATGTAGTAATTGTGGGTGAACCTGTTGTAGCGGTTGCGGCTGGGTAAGTGTCTGCATAACGAACAATCACAATACCCGAACCCCCAGCAGCAGCCGCATAGGTATTTGATCCACCACCGCCACCACCACCAGTATTTGCAGTACCAGCAGTAGCCGCAGTAGCTGCGTCATTTGAGCCAGTACCACCACCGCCCGAACCTCCTGCGCCACCACCTTGATAACCCCCACCGCCACCGCCACCGCCGCGAGTTACCGCAGATCCAGACGAAGAAGATGAAACACCCGCACCGCCAGCACCGCCAATATTGCTACTCGTACCTGTTGCGCCTACTGCTCCCGCGCCACCACCGCCACCGCCAGCAGCCGAAGTAGTTCCACCATTTACAAAACCTGCGCCACCAGCATATCCTTGAGTAGCTGTTCCAGCACCGCCGGGAGTACCTTGAGGCCCAGCACCACCACCTGCTCCACCAGCTCCACCAGCAACATCATTGGTAGCGCCACGACCACCACCTGCTGATGTAATACTAGAAAATACACTATCAGCACCAGCAGTTCCATTGGAGGTGTTATTTGGAGCCGCCGCACCTCCAGCGCCAATAGTGACGGTGTAAGCAACGCCAGCAATAACAGCCAAAGCACTCTCAGCAGTAGAACCGCCACCTGAAGATTCTGCCGTGATAGACGATCTATAACCACCCGCGCCACCACCACCGCCAGCTTCACGATAAGACCCCGTGCCTCGGCCACCACCACCGCCACCTGCAATAACCAAAAATTGCACAGTTGGTGTGGTATTTGTAAATGTGGCGAGAGTATTCCAAAGACTATTGACAGTTGAATAAACTTCTAAAGTATTGGTTGTAGTGTTCATTCTAGTCATGCCGTTGGCTGGAGTGCCGGGGCGTTGAGCCGTAGTTCCACTGGGCAAAGTTAAAGCGCCTGTTGCGCTGACAGTAGCCACACCTGAGTCTGGCTGGAGAACAATGTTGCCTGTAGTGTCGCCCGTGCTGACCAGCGCCGTAGTTGTAGTTGTTCCTGCGCGAATTGTGCTCATATAACTAACCACCTTTGGCCGGAAGCCACTGTCACAGATTTACCTGATACAACTGTTACGGGGCCGACAGAAAGTCCATTAGACCCCGTGCTGATTGTTGTGCTCTCAGACACAGTATCGCTTTGCACCATTACGCCGTTTGTAGAGCTAACTCCTGCGGGATAAGCAACAAACACATCTTTTGTGCCAGCAGAAAAACTTAATGCGCTGGGCTGTGTGCCAGAACTATTGGACAAGACTGTTGTACGCGCAAGCGTGGTTCCAGAGGATGTGTACGTACCGATACCTACTTCCCACTCATTACCAGTCTGTCCTGCAATGGTGTAATAGGTCAGGTTGCCGTTGCCAATCACAGCAAAAGATTGAAAGCCTGTAGACGCCCCCAAGAGCGTAATAGTGCCCGTACCCGTCGTAGTGGTAGTTTCTTTTACTCGGTCTGCAACAACAAATGTCATGCCGTTTCCTTAGTTCACCATTTCAACTTCTTGCCAGTCAGCATTTTGCCCGGTATTTATAAGCGTCCATGCGTATGTTTGACTATTGTTGATATTTTGCCAGTTTGCGTTCTCGCTGTCATCAATTAACGACCAATAAAATACGCCCATAGTTCCAACCGCGCCAGATGCTTGAACACCAGTCAAAGCAAACGACTTAGCTGCAACTACAGTACCTACCGCGCCAAAAGCCTGAACTCCTGTAAGCGCCACGGTTTTAATGGTGCTTACGTTACCAACTGAACCTATAGCTAAAACGCCAGTCTCAGTTGGGTTGTTAGTTTCTGTAACATCTCCTACTGCGCCAGATGCCTCAACTCCAGTAAGCGCCACAAGTTTGACAAAAACTACATCACCTACCGCGCCGTTTGCGCTAACCCCATTTAGCCCAATACTTCTTTCTGCAACCGCTACCGTTCCAACCGCGCCATCAGCTTGAACACCTGTAATAGCAACAAGTTGAATAACAGAGGCAGTTACTGTCCCAACTTCCCCGCTTGCCTGTACCCCTGTTAAAGCTACCGAGATATTAGCCGCAACCGTTCCTACCGCGCCCGATGAAGAAACGCCGGTAAGTGCAACTACTACCGTTGCTTGCCCCGCAAGTGAGGCAAACGGCGCTTCAGCAAATGCGGATGTTCCAAACATGGCTACTCCGGCAGGTTACCCCGCCAGTCCTATTAGGTTGTAGCCAAACGGATCAAAGCAGTCGAAGTTGTATTCGCTGGCATTGTCAAAGTAAACGTACCAGCGGTAATTGTCTGTGAACCAAAAGTATGAACGCTTACCGCCTTGTCACTTTGTGTTGAGTTATAAATCAACACGGCATCAAACGCCGTAGTCAAAGTGACTGTGGTATATGTAATGCTGGCCGAAGGCGTAACAAATGCAACACCAGCAGTAGCAGAAGAATTGGTGGCCGTAGGAGGAGTTGCAAACGTAACTGCCACACCGCCCGCAGAATAGCCAGTACCAGACACTTCATTTACTGCCGTATATGCAGTAGTACTAGCATTCATTGTGGCAGATGCCAAATACAACGCAGCTTTAAACGCATCAGTTGCGCCGGTCGCACGAACAGGGGCAGTGCCAAAATTATGAGTGGCAGTCATTAGCTCACCCATAAAACTTGTTGTCATTGCTTGAGTATTTGCCATATCAGGCTCCTTAATTAAAAGATGCGGCTTCTACCGCAGAACTTACGGATTTCTTCAATCCAACATGAGCAGAGCGGTGAACCAACTCACCTTCGTGCCAATACTCAAGCCATGTTGTGTATTCGTTGTCATTATCAACGAAGCCTTCTCTTTTCTCAAGAAGAGATTCGTCCATTTCGCCTTTGGTGGTTGTAACAAGTGCCATGTTTTTTCCTTAGGTGATGCGAATAATTGCGTCTGAACTGTTTGCTGTTGGAAACTGTATTGTAAAAGTGGTTGTTGACGTTTTTGCTGAGCCAAAATCTAAAACACATACAGTCGGGTTAGTGCCGCTAGACTTATAAATTAAAGCGGCGCTAGCAGTTAAAGCCGCATTCCAAGTGACGTTAGAAAACGAAATAAACGTTGTGTTATTTGCAGAGGTAGGCGCAACAGAAACGGGTAGTGCTATACCGCCAGCGGTGTATCCCGCAGCTACAACTTCATTTGCGCTTGTATAGATAGCTGTAGTAGGACCTAACGATGCTGAGCCTGTGTACAGAGCAATCTTAAACGAGTCAGTAGTGAAGTTATACACCCCATTCATTAGGCCCGTTGCAAACGCATCAGTAGCGCCTTGTTGAATAGCCATCAGGTCACCGCCTGTCTAAATTGACCAGAACGATACGCATCCTGACGCTCCATGCCGTCACCCAGACGTTTAGCCAGTGCAAGAGCTTCCATATATTTTTGGTTATACAACGCAACCATGTCGGTTTCACCCTTCATGAATGTATACGCTTCTACTAACGAACCATACAACAACACAGAATCAAAGTTTTCACCTAACCAAGATGTTAGAGCGGTTGTGATTGACTCAGGATAATAGTAATAGTGCAACTCTACGTTGTAGCTAGCATCAGGCGTTGGGCCAATAATAAAACTTAACTCGTTTGTAATAGTGCTACCACTGACAGTTGGCCCAAACAAAGCGTAGTACTTAGGCACGCCTGTGTCATTAGGTGTGGGGTACGCTTGCCGAATAAAATTTACGTCTTTATTAAGCAAGTACTCATACGTGCCAGTATTTAAATTACTACCCGTTACATCTGTGATGACAGCCAAAGAATACACAGCAAGGAAGTCATCTGGGGCAGACAAGTATTTGTTACTCGATTGCAGTACGCCCGTCATGTTTTTACGTAGTGACGGGAACTGAATGTTGTTATAAATACGCTGCTCAGCTTGTTGGATAAATCGATTGATCTGTTCAGCTGTAGTCTCTACAGTACTGTCAGACAGCGTTATATCCGGAAAGTTATTTTCCGTATACGCTTGAATAGAAGCAACAAGCTGCGCGTAGTTCATGCCATCGGGCCTCGTGCCATCGTGCCTTTAGTAGCGCATCCATTACCGCGAGTTTTGATACCAGTTGTCTTGACATCAGGATTGTAGCCATCACGGTTAATGTTACCAACCGACATGTTTACTGTATCTGCGCGAGTAGGTTTAGCGCCGCTGTAGCCGTTACCCAGCTCAACTTTTTCGCCGGTCATGGTGTGTGGCTTAGCATAGACTTCGGCATTGCCGACTTCTTTACCGCCTTGCTTCTGACTGAATTTAGCCATATTAGCCACCTTTTTTGTATGTGAAGGAAGACTTCTTCTGGTTAGCTACTTTAGCCAAACCACGACCCAGAGATTTCATCTGAGCATTTGTCTTGCCGCCCTTGGCAAACTTAGTCATAGGCTGACCGGGATGCAGCTTTTTCTCGTGCTTATGCACGGCTCCAGCCATCATCTTCTTGTCTTGTTTTAAATCCGCTTTGTCCATATTAAGCTCCTTATGTTGTCGATATGGTAACTGTACCAACTTCTATGTTCAACACCAAGTAATTTGGTGTCAAAGGATCGTCAAAACCTCTTGAACCCCCTACAGGATTCCATCCCCACTGAATGTCCCGGCTACCTTGATTTGGAAACCCAAATCCATCCGGAGCAGTACTGTTAGTTAACAGAATCTGTAAACCGCTAGTACCAGAAGCTTGATAGCTTACATCAGGACGTGGCTCTCGTACAGCTTGTGGATCATCCACAGGGTACATACCCAACTGCAACTGAGGCTGATCAGGATCCCAACACTCAGGACACACTTTCAAATTAAAAAGACGTGTCTTGATAATCTCTTTCTTCAGGTCTTTAAGCATGTACCGCTCATCACAGCGGTCACACTGAGCAATTGCATACTTGCCTGAGGAATATCTACTAGGCATACATCACCTGTAGAACGACTGTCTAGGAACATAACGATCAGGAGCCTTCTCGCGGTCTTCCTGTGACGCTAATGTCCATTGTTCTTCGTAGGCGGCTTTAAGCATCACAATACGCTCCATAGGCACGTCAGGACGCTTAGAACCAACATAATAGGCTAGACCAGCCACTACGCATGGAATCAGCCGGAATGGGATGTCTTGCACGTTAACGCCGTTGCCAGCGTCTTGCATGCGGCGCATGCGCCAGTAAACAAACACATACTGATCGCCAGGAGAGTTAGGCGTAGGCCACACGTTTACAGACGTAAGGTTATTGACCGTTACGGTTGCGCCCACTGCATGATTAGCGGCAGTTGTATTAGTGACGCCGTTGTACTGACCGCGATAACAATTAAGTAGTTGATTACCGCTGACGTTAGCGTAGTAGATTGTTTCTGCATCGATTGTGATAAATCCTGTAGCTGGCAGGCTCACTGTTGAACTGAGGGTAATAGTTGTATCTGTTGATAACACTGCAGCCGCTACCGTTGCCGTAGACAAATAACTCTCATTAGACTGCCGGTTAATCCACACCTGAATAGGGCGGCCTTGCGACAACTTGTTTGGCAGCGTTGAGTACGTTGACTCAGATATACGGCTGATATTGATATCGATCTGATTAGGTGTACTAGCCTGTGTACGGATAACCTGATCCAAGAGATCAATCGTAGTACTAGGCAAAGCATAGACGCCCTGCCCAGTGTTCATTACGAATTGGCCTTGCTCAATAGTCCATAAATTGATGCCACGGTTAGCCCATTCAATCGTAAGCATGTTGAACGACCGGCGCGCGGTACGAAACTCATAACCAGTACGAACCTCAATACCCGCCCGCTCATACGCTTCCTCAACAATATCGTTGAAGTCTAGGTTAAAAGTGGAGAGTCCTGAGGTAGAAGCCATTATCTAAAGCCTGCTGTTTTCTTTGCGATTGTCTTAGGTTGGGCTACGAATTGTTTTCCGGCGGCTTTTCCTGTCCGCTTGGCTTTGGTCGTCGCAGCGTACTCAGCAGGGCTGAGACTTTTGATCGCAGCGCTTGGAAGGTATCTTTCACCTGTGTCAGAAGATTTTTTACCACTTTTGGTTCTCCATTTTTGGTCGCCCCAATCCTTCAATGATTTTTGAGGAGCTTTCAATCTCGGTAACCCCCGCCAGCTGCCTTATATTTCTTGGCAACTAGCTGAGCTTTACGCGCTGACCACTGACCTGCGCCAGTACCCTGCGTTGCTGCGGCTTTTACTTGAGACACAATCTTCTTACGGAGACCGGGTTTTGTGTAATTGCCAGCAGCGTTTACCTTGCCACCCTTTTTGTACTGGGTAAAATCAGTGTCATCCCGTCGGGCTTTCTCTACGCCTTTGGGCATTTTAGAGGCGCGGATATCGCCCATACCACGGGATGCTAACATGATTACACCATCTTTCCGCGCGTCTTACCTTTGGTACAGCAGCCATCAGCACGCTTAGAAGCCGAGCCAACAGAGCCACCTTTAGCTAGTTTCTTCATAGGAGCAGAACCACCGTCCTTATCCTGTGGAGGCTTGCCTTTTTCAGCAGTGTAAATACCAGCGTCTTGTTTACGCTCGTAGTCTGCTAGTTCTTTAGCTGTAGGACCGCCCTGTTTGCCCCGTCCTGCACCAGCGTTGTAATCAGCCATATTAACTCCTTAGCAGGTTTTGCCGCCGCTCTTCATGGTAATCATCTTGCCTTTGGTTTTACCCTTAGACTCAATGCCGCCACCTTTAGCTGCGAAAATAGGCACTTTTTTGCCGTCTTTCATCTTCATAGGCATGCCGCCTTTTTTCATGCCCATGCCGCCGCCCATAGATGTATTAGCCATAGGAGTAGGTTTTTTCATACCATCCTTAGCAGTGCTCATACCTTTTTTCATCACGGGTTTACCCATACTTGTAGCCATATCACCACCTCTTTTAAAAGATTTGCCTTTATCGGCATTGTTAAACTCTTTTCCCACGGACTGTGGGACTCCCGCCTTCTTAGCAAACGATGGATTGTTGGCCACCGCTGCCATGAAATTGTGTTGTTTCTTGCTTACGCTTGGCATATTAGACCTTAATGATCCAGCCTTTGCCAATTACAAAACCAACAACCAACATACCAATCCAGATAAGCGCTTTCTCTACAACGGTTTTACCAACCTTTTTGTAGAACTCGCCAGACATTTCTTCAATGGCTAGCTTTGCCGCTCTTCTGGCAATGGCTTCTTCACGATCTGTTAATTCAATATCGTTCATGTTAGCAATTCCAAGCCCGTAGGCTTTTATTGATCCGTGAATCCGGGTCGTTTGCAGTCTTGGCCGAGGTCAGCTTCTTTTTCATGCCGCTCATCCTCGCACAGAAAGAGTCTCGCCGGGAGCCGCCTTCTGGCTGGGGACGTTTCAAGTTCATGCCTTGCGCTTTCGCAGAGGCTCGGCCTTTGGCGTTCAAGCCGCCCTTCTCGGACTTGCCTTCTTTCCTCTGCCATGCTGGTGACTTTGCCATTTTAAGAACCCTGCATGTAGTTCTGGATTAAAATGATGTTGAAGTACGAACTCACTGCGTTGTTTGCGGCGGCTCCAATTGCACTTGCACCCACACAATTCTTTTCTGGAATTATGTAAGGCTGTTCAAATGAGAACACAGCGTCGCTGTTATTTACCGTACTTACAGCCCCAACTCGCAAAATGTTGTCTGTGCCATGTTGCTTCAAAAAGGCGGTAACAGCAGTCGAGCCAGAGGCTTGACCAGCAGAAATTGAACCCGTTGTCATATAACCTGTGAAGCCTGCTGGAACACAGTAATGACCAGTGGTGCGCTGGTTGTAACCGATTGCAATGATGTCATACAAAACTGCTGGGACACCCGATGTCACCGTGCCAGTGCCAGCATTGATGTTGCCTGCGTTTGCACCGCCAGAGCCAACTGTAGCGACATAGAAACTATTCACATACAGGTACGATTTTGTTGTGTTGACTGCTGTTTGACCGTTCAATATCACGGTCTCGTTCACCACAGCAAAGTTGCCGTCAACGCCTTCAATAAAAACGGTTCGCGCACCAGTGCCAGCCGATGCGTCATCAGCGCTGGATGAACTGATTTTTAAAACGGATGCAACGGTTGGGTGTGGAATAAGACCACCATCAGGCCAGATTGTTT